AGTATCGATACTTTAGGTATTGCTACTGGTGTTGCAATTGCTCAGACTGGTTCTGGTTTATCTGGTGGTGTTGGAAATATTATTGCTATTGGTGGTTCTGTTGTAAGTAGTGGTTCTACTGATGGATTATTAGCAGTGAATCCTGGTTCTGGATATACTGTTGCGACTACAGAAGGAATTCAACCATACACCATTACAGGTACTGGTTCTGGAATGCAAATAACTGTCCAAGTTTCTACTGCTGGTTCTGTTTATCAGGATCCTAATAATAAGGCAGGATTAGTTGGACTTGTTAGTGTTACTGATGGTGGTAGAGGATATAAGATTGGAGATGTAGTTGGTATTCCAACTGCTTCGATGAATGGAATAGGAACAGGAGCACAACTCTCTGTTGTTTCTATTGGATTCACTAACACATTATTCTTAGATAATGTTCAAGGAGACTTTGTTGCTGCTGGTTCCAGCATGACTTATGTTACCAATACTGGTATCAGATCTGAAATTAATGGTGAAGGTTCTAATGTAACCATTCTTTCTGGACAAGCAATTACAGATCCTTATTATGATGGTAAGTCTATTAAGGTTCGTCATAGAAATCATGCTATGCATGAATCCAATAACCTTGTTAAAATTGAAGGTATAGTAAGTGATATTGCTCCTACTTCATTAACTGCTGCTTATGGTAGAGATAATACTGGAGATTTAGTTGTAAGTGCTGGTACTGCATTTACTGATTTTGAAGGTGTTGGTGTTGGTACAACTAACCCTGGTTATCTTAAGATTGGTAATGAGATTATTCAGTATACTTCGGTTGATGGTAATACTATCAGTGGTATAACCAGAGCACAAGATTCAACTCTTGCATTTACTCATCCAGTAAATCAACTTGTTTATAAGTATGAATTTAATGGAGTATCTTTAAGAAGAATCAATAAACAACATAATATGTCTGAGGTTGCTAATCAGGGATCTCATCCAATTACAATGGATACTTATTTTGTTGCGATTGATACTGATGGAACATCATCTGATGGTGTAGGAATTGGTGTTAGTAGAACTGCAAGTGCTAATGGATTCCCAAGTCTATACTTTAAGGATGTGAAGAGTGGTGGAGAGTCAAGAGTTAAGGCATCTCAGAATATTCAATTTGAAGCAATTACACCTAACTTCCAAACTTTAGTTCCTAAAGGTACTAATATTATTTCTAGAGCTAGAACTATTAGTGCTAGAAGTGTAAGTGGTATTGAGACATCCTTTGAAGATAAAGGATTTGAATCTATTGCTCTTAATAGAACTAATTTCTATGATAATCCACGTATGATTGCTTCTAAAGTTAATGAGGATAGTAAATTAACCTCATTACCTGGAAACAAATCATTCAATATACAATGTGATATGACTAGTAACGATGCTAACGTATCACCTGTTATTGATATAGATAGAGTTAGTGCAATTCTGACAACTAATAGAGTTGATGATACTGTTGGTGTTTTTGCAACAGATCCTTTAGTTAAGATTCCTGGTGAAGATCCTACTTCAGCAACTTATGTTACTAAGAATGTAGGACTTAAGGTTCCTGCTACAGGAATTAGAGTTATGTTCTCTGCTAATAGAGCAAGCACTTCTGATATCAGAGTTGCATATGCTCTCTTTAGAAAGGATGATAATGAAAATGAACTTCGTTATCAGTTATTCCCAGGATATGATAATCGTGATGAAAATGGTGATATCATAGATCCTAAGAATAATTCTGGACTTCCTGATTCATTTGTTGCTCCTACATCTGATAGGAATAACTTCCGTGAGTATGAATTTACTGTCGATTCTCTTAAAGAATTTGATGGATTTAAAATTAAAGTTATGATGACTGCAACTAATCAGGCTCATCCTCCTAAGTTCTCTGAATTCAGAGCGATTGCATTATCATGATACCAGTAAAAGACAATCATTCTCTTTATAGAGATGAGAACTCAAACGCAATTGTTTCAACTGACATGACTGCTTACAAAAACTACATTAATGCTCGAAAACATAAACAAAGTGAAAGAGCAGAAATAGAGGAACTTAAAGGTGAACTCAAAGAGATTAAGGAAATGTTAAGGAGTATTGTAAATGGCAACTAGAACCTTCACATTTGATTCAACTTCTGACTATCCATCTGTCGTAGATTTGGTAGTTAACGTTGGTGCTTCATTTACTTGTACATATACAGTAAATGATACGTCTGGTACTGCAATAGATTTTACTAACTATACTGCAGAATCTTCTCAGATGGCAAAGTATGTTGGTGCTGGTGTGACTGCAACATTCTCAGTTGGATTTTCCAGTGCTTATGATGGTAAAATGTTTATTGGGTTAACAACAACTCAGACTTCAGAATTAAAAGAAGGAAGACATGTATATGATGTTAATGTTAAGACAGGAGACACGGTTTATAGGATAGTTGAGGGGCAAATAATGGTTAGGGGTGGTATATCATCCACTCTTTGATAAATACTTAGAAAACTGGGAATATGTCAAAGCCAGCTTCGAGAACTGAATTAATCGATTACGCTAAGAGGCAACTTGGTGCTCCCGTTCTCGAAATAAATGTTGCTGATGAACAAATCAGCGATTTATTAGATGATGCATTCCAGTTTTGGAATGAGAGGCATTATGATGGTGTCGTGAAGATGCCTATGAAATATCAATTTACGGCAGATGATATTAATAGGGGAAATGGTTCTGTAGGTATTGTAACAACAACAGTAACTCAACCAGCAAGTACTGGTATAGGAACTACTTCTGGTGCTGATGCTACGTTTGAATTTACTGAGAATAGTAATTATATTAAGATGCCTGATAGTATTATCGGTGTTAATAAGATATACAGGTTTGATGGTTCTAATACCATGACTAATAATATGTTCAGTGTGAAATATCAGTTATTCTTAAATGATGTTTATTACTTTGATTCACTTGAATTGTTGACATATGCAATGACGAAGACGAAGTTAGAAGATATTGATTTCCTATTGAATACAGAGAAGCAAATTAGATATAATATTAGACAGGATAGACTATATCTTGATATTGATTGGGGTAGTGTTTCAATCAATGATTATATTATTATTGATTGTTGGAGGGTTCTTGATCCATCAGATTCTACTAAAGTTTATAATGATAGATTCTTAAAGAGATACTTTACTGCATTATTAAAGAGACAGTGGGGACAGAATCTGATTAAATTCCAAGGAGTTAAACTTCCTGGTGGAATTGAATTGAATGGTCGTCAGATTTATGATGATGCTCAACTTGAATTGGATAAGATTCAGGAGAGAATGACTTGGGATTATGAAGAACTACCACTTGATATGATAGGCTAATGGCATTAAATCCATTTTTCACACAAGGAACCAAAAACGAACAGAATTTGGTTCAGGATTTAATCAACGAACAGTTGAAGATGTATGGTGTTGAGTGCTATTATCTTCCTCGGAAATACTTAACAACTAATACTGTTATTAGAGAAGTAGTTCAATCTAAGTTTGATGATGCTTATCCATTAGAAGCATATGTCAATAACTACGATGTCTATCAAGGAAATGGTACAGTATTGTCGAAGTTTGGTATTGAAGTTCAGCAAGATATTAACCTTACCATATCCAAAGACAGGTTCGAGAATTATATCACCCCTCTTATTAGAAATGAGACGGGAATTAAATTATCCACCAGACCAAAAGAAGGAGATCTTATCTGGTTCCCGCTTGACGATAGACTGTACGAAATCAAGTTCGTTGAACATGCAAAACCCTTCTATCAACTAAAAGAACTCTATGTCTACGAATTACAATGTGAAGTATTCCGTTATGAAGACGAAACGGTTGATACTGGAGTTGGTTCTATTGATGACGAAACAGAAGAAATTGGATATTCCCAAACTCTCACACTTACTGGTGTCGGAACAACAGCTACTGCTGTCACCACATTTAGAAACGGCGGTATTCAGTTCATTGATCTCCTTAACTCTGGAGCTGGATACAGAGCCACACCTACAGTTGCCATTTCTTCTGCTCCAGCTGGGGGCATTACAGCTACTGCTGTAGCAATAACAACCAGTGCAGTTGGATTGACAACATCCTTTGCTATTGAAAGTATACGTATAACCAATCCTGGTGCAGGATACTTATCACCACCATCTATATCTTTCCAAGGTGGAGGAGGAACAGGTATTGCTGTAACCGTTGGTATTGCAACTACAGGTACTGTTGGAGTTGTTACTATTACTGACGGTGGAGATGGTTACTATGGAACTACTCCTACAGTTACATTTACTGCTCCAACAACTGGCACAACTGCAACTGGAGAGGTAGTAGCAGTTGGAGGAACTGTTAGGTCTGTCAGAATAGTTAATGCAGGTGCTGGATATACCGAAGTACCTACTGTCACTATTAGTAATCCTGGATTACTTGGTTCTGGCGACTTCTACTTTAATGAAGAGGTTACTGGTGGAACCACAGGAACCAAAGCAAGAGTCAAGTCTTGGGATGCAACGACTAAAACTCTTGTGGTTGGTATTGCAACAGGAACATTCCTCCAAGGAGAATCTATTACTGGTGATGAATCTTCAGCAGTTTATACTCTTGCAGTTGATACTACTGATGATATAGTAACACCATATGCAGAAAATCAAGTTATACAATCAGAAGGAGATGATATACTAGACTGGACACGTTCTAACCCATTCGGAGATGCCTAATGCCACTTCCAGAAATTACTTATGATCCTTGGTTCCACGATAAACCTCACCCCCATGATAGTATGCCAATAGCAACAGACGAACCTATTGATACATCACCATCAGAAATTCAACCACCTGGTGTAGATGAAGAAGATAAAACTATACATGAAAAGATGTATGAAATTGCCACTGCAAAGTATAATCCTTTTGCTGTAGGTGGTTCAGAGAGTATTCATGATTTCTAAAGTTGTTAAATAGTAAGTAGTATAGAACTGGTTATCATCTGTGTTTGAATATTTCTATCATGAGATTCTGCGAAAAACCGTAATTGGTTTTGGTACGCTTTTTAATAACATAACTATAAAGCATCTTGACAGTAATGCTAAGGCTGTTAGTGTTATGAAAGTGCCACTTGCATATGGTCCTATCCAAAAGTTTTTGGCAAGGATAGAGCAAGCACCTGATTTAAAGAATGCACAGACTTTAACACTTCCCAGACTATCATTTGAATTTACTGGACTTAGTTACGATCCTACAAGAAAAGTAACTCAGACTCAAACTTTTTTAACTGCTCCAAGTTCTGATAAGACTAAAGCAAAAAAAGTTTATATGCCAGTTCCATATAATATGACATTTGAACTCAATCTGATTGCCAAATTAAATGACGACGCATTGCAGATTGTTGAACAAATATTACCATACTTTCAACCTTCTTATAACCTAACAATCAATCTATTATCTACTATTGGTGAGAAAAGAGATGTCCCAATAGTTTTAGATAATGTTTCTTTTACTGATGATTATGAAGGAGATTTTTCAGAGCGTAGAGCATTAATTTATACTTTAACATTTACTGCAAAGACATATCTATTCGGGCCTGTTCCTTCTGCATCTGGTGGACTTATTAAGAAAGCAACCATCGATTACAGTACAAGGAAAGGTAAGGACTTCAGAAGAGAAGTTCGTTACAGTGTTACACCACGTGCAGTTAAGGATTACACTGGCGATGGTATAACATATCTTGCAGAAAATCTTGACGATAAAGAAACTCTTATTACAGTCGGAGATGCTTCTGGTTTAGCAGTTGGCAATAGAATTTACGTTGATACGGAGACTATTAAGATTAAGGAGATTGATGGCAATAATCTTGTCGTTCTCCGTGGAGAAGATGGAACTTCAGCAGCAGAACATGTTGAAGGTTCCACTGTAGATCTTATCGACACTGCTGATAATGCTCTCATAGAGATTGGTGATGATTTTGGATTCAATGAAACAACTTCATTCTTCCAAGACTTTAGAGAATATAGTCCATCTCAGAATAAGGATGTATAATCATGGCAGATTTTACAGAATTGGAAAAAACGTTTGATGTTGCAAGTGAAGTTGTAGCAGACGTTAAGAAGGTTGGTATTCAAAAACCACCCGTAGATAGGGACAAAACGGATATTAGAAATGACTACGAATACACAAGAGGCAATTTATACTCTATCATTGAGAAAGGACAAGAAGCAATTAACGGA